GAGATGCAGATGGGAAGAATAATTGGTGTACCACCTCAACGTCTAGGCCAGATAGAAAACAGAGAAACTGTTGGAGGAGTAGAGAGAGCGGTAACACAATCTTCATTTATTACTAATGAGGTGTTTAAGATCCACGACAATGTGAAAAAGAGAGCTCTGACGTTATTACTTGAAACTGCTAAGATAGCAATGAAAGAAAATCCTCAAAAATTCCAATACATAGGTGATGATCACTTAGCTCAATTGTTCGAGATAGATGATGAATTCTTAGAAGAAGAGTTTGGTGTTATCGTAGATAATGAAAATGATTTGACAAAAATCGAACAAACCTTCGAGCAATTAGCTCATGCAGCTATGCAGAATCAAGCACTCAAGTTTGGTGACCTTATGAAGATATTTACTACTTCAAGCTTAAGTGAGAAGCAACGTATTATCGAACAAGGTGAAGAAGATATGCTACAAAGACAACAACAGCAACAAGAGCGTGAGAATCAGATGCAAGAACAAGCAATGGCTCAACAGAAAGAAGCTCAAGATGCATTAGTAGCAAGAGAGATGCAAATCCATAATGATAAATTAGACATGGAGAAATACAAGATAGATCAGGATAACTTGACTAAACGTATGGCTATGGCTGGTAATTCAGAGGATAGTAATGTAACAGCGGATCAGAAACTAGAACTAGATTACAGAAAACTAGAAGATGATTTAATGTTCAAGATGAAAGACCTTAATGAGACAATAAGATCAAATAAGGCTAAAGAACAGATCGATCGTAAAAAAATAGCGTCTGATAAACAAAAAGCTAATAGTAAGCCAGCAGTTAATAAATAACTGTTGGTTTGCTTATAAGCAATTTGGGAGGCACTAATTTTTTATATTATATTTGAAATTATAAAATTATAGAGTTAGAGATGGAAGATGATTTTTTATTAAGCTTCGACGACCTTAATCTTGCAGAGGAAGCTGCAGAGGAAGTGATCGCAGGAGTACAAACTAGCACAGGTGGTGAAGAAGACCAGCCTGAAGAAGGAGCCCAAAGTGGTGAACTTTCAATTAACATAAGTGAAACTAATCCTCCCGTAGGTACTGAAGGTGCTGAGGAAGAGGAGGAAGAAGAAGACAAAGATAAACAAGGAACAGATTCTTCTGAAAAGTCCCCTTCATCAGAGGCAGACTCTTCTCAACAATCAACTCTATATGCTCTCGCAAAATATCTAAAAGATGAAGGGGTACTTTTATTAGACGAGGAAATAGCAAAGGTTGATTCAATAGATGAGTTAAAGTCTTTAATTAAGACTTCACACGATAAAGCACGTTACGTTAATATGAGTGATACTCAGAAACGTTACTTAGATGCTTTAGAGAATGGAGTTCCAGTTAAAGAGTATGAAACTCTAGAGAAAGAGATTAGTACGTTCCAAGATATTAAAGTTGATTCAATAGATAAAGATCCACAACTACAGTACGAGATACTAGCGATCGATTATATGAATCAAGGGTTAAGCCAAGAAAAAGCAATGAAGCTTGCCCAACTATCCGTAAAGTCTGAAGGCAATGAGAGTGTTGCTGATGCTAAGGAAGCATTACAAAATATTATTAAGTTCAAATCAGAAAAGTTTAAAGAACTTATAAGTACAAAGCAAGAACAAACAGAGATTGATCTAAAAACTATCAAAGAGAATATTGATGCTAAAAATGAGATCCTAACGATGCCAGTTAACGACATCACTAAAAATCGTTTGTTTGATCTAATGACTACGAAAGTAGCTAGCGATGATAATGGATTACCGTTAAACAAGTTACAGAAATTTCAGAAGGATAATCCAATTGAGGCTAAGATTTTAATGAACTACTTATTCATGATGACTAATGAGGGAAAAGATCTTGGTTTAATAAAGACTAACACTACTTCAAAGGCAAGTAAAGACCTAGAGAAAAAGCTTAAGCAATTAAACTTTGATGCTTCAGGGTCTTTAATTATTCCAGAAGGAATGGTTAGTAACAAGGGTAACAGTAATAACAATAACAAGAATAATTTAACAATTAATATTTAACAACTATGAAATTAAACAGATGGCAAGTTCAAGAACTTAAGTCATGGAATGGTCCGTTGTTTGATCCTCAGAATACGCTTAGAGCTTTATATAAGACTCAGCCTGAGAAGATCCGTAAGTCAATGGTAAAATTGCAAGCGGTATACAATGGCCGAAGCTTAGAACAAAAACTAGAAGAGTATGGTGTAAAGTATGTAGACAGTCTTAATGACTTTTACTACGAGATTATCGCTAGCTCAAAAAGAAACGTTCAACTTATTGAAGCAAGAGTAGATGGTACAGTAGTTACTGACGTAGACACAAACATTTGTGCTGCTGGAGCAACGGCTGAATTAGTATTCGGTGAAGATTACTTTTTCGAAGGAGAAGTAATTGTAGGTGAAAAGAACGAGAAATATCCATTAAGGATTATTGGTTCTCCTCGTCCAGAGGGAACAAACGTAGCATACACTGTCGAAGGATGGGGATTACCAGCAGGTGTTCCAGGTTCTGAGTTAGTGGCAGGAAAGAAATTCTCTCCTGAATATGCTCCAGCAGCGAGAGGTTTATCTCGTGAGCAAGGTGGTGTTAGACGTCCTTCTACTGCTAAAGTAAGAGGAAATCTTTCAACAATTAGAATTGACCACAAGGTTGCTGGTGATGTAGATGACTACGCAGTAATCATGGGATTCCCTATATTAGATAAGTCTGGAAACGAAAAAGTTTTCCCAGTACTTTCTTCTTGGGAAGATTGGTTAGTAGAGCAAGAGTTCTCTGACTACAAGAATAAAGCAATTAAGTATGGTACTACAAACGTAGACTCTGATGGTGAAACTTATAACATCGATGAGAAATCAGGTAGAAAGCTTACATTCGGGATGGGTATCCGTCAGCAAATGGAGCAAAGTAATACTAGTTATTACAACTACTTCTCATTAGATTTATTAGAATCAGTACTTGAGCAGTTGTCTTACAACAAGCTTAAAATAAATGAGAGAATGTTTACAATCCATACAGGTCAAGGTGGAGCTAAGTTATTCCACAAGGCTGTATTAACTGACGTATCAGGATGGTCTTATTCTGTAACTGATAATAACCCTGCAGTAGTTAAGTCTGTGAGCTCTAGCTTACATGACAATGCTCTTACAGCTGGTTTCCAGTTCACTGAGTATTTGGCACCGAATGGTATCAAAGTTAAGATTGAGGTAGACGATTATTATGATGATCCAAATCGTAATAAGATTCTTTACCCAGGAACTCAGATTCCTGCTGAATCTTACAGAATGGATATCATGTGGATGGGAAGTCAATCAGACCCTAATATCCAGAAATTAGGTTACTCTAAATTCCAGAAATTTGGTGGTGAGCTAAGAGGATATGCGGCTGGTTTCCGTAATCCATTTACTGGTGAGATGAATAACTCTCACATGAGCTACACTGAAGATTCTGCAACTATCACTAAATTTACACACTTAGGTGCTGTAGTTTATGATGCAGAAAGAACAGCTTCATTGATACCTCAAGTATTACAATAGAACCTTAGATTAAGCGGAATGCCGGGTTAACGCTCGGCACTCCTCCTAATCGTTTAATTAGAGAAGAGAGAGATGAGTAAAACAAAAAAAGAAGTTAAGAGTATCTTAACAGATGAAACTGTTATTGTAAAGTTTGTACCAAATTTTGCTAACGGGATAATGGATAAGAAACATCCATTGTATGGAGGGTTTAGTAGTAATGCTAGTTTAGCAATACCAGCCCCATTACTAACAAGGAAGATCGAAAAAATATTTACCACTGAAGAGATAGAAGCGTTAAAAGTTGCCTTACCAGGTGAAGATTTAACTCCTCAATCTGATTTTTGGAAAGAGTTTTCAAAAGATAAATACGGAATGCCTAGAGGGCACTTTCCTATTTTCTTAAAGAAAGAAGGAGCGATGTTTAATAAGAAGCATCCTATTGAATTTATCAAGATTAGAGTTCTTGAAGCTGCAAATAATGTAGCGATCGATATGATAGATGCAAAGAACAGAGCTTCAGAAATAAAATTTGTACTTATTAAGAATGATGAAATCCACAAGGAGGATTCTATCAACAGAAACTTCAAGAAAGATGCTATGAAGTTACACACTAAGTACGAGAATGATGCAAGTGTATTAAGACATGTATTAAAAGCATTCAACAAGAATGTATCTTACAATAGTAAGATGGACTTCTTACAGAATGAAACTTGGAAGATGTTAGAAATCAACCCAGCATTATTTGTTAAGACTTTGTCTGATGATTATTTACATGCTAAGATAGTATTAGATAATGCAATCCGTTATAAGTTAGTAAGCAGATCAAATAAGCTTTATTATACTTTAAGCGGAGACCCAATTAGACTGGACGGTGAGAATAACACTTATGATGGAGCTGCAAAGTTCTTAGATAGTGGAGCCGGACAAGAATACAAATTAGAATTAGAAGCTTTAATTAAAGACAAACAATAATGACTCTTACTGAATTTTCTAACGAGTTTGACATAATGTATAATACAGCTTCATATGGAGCTCCGGACCTCAACAACTATGAGAAGTCCTTATTCCTTACTCAAGCAGTTAGAGATCTTATTGATGAGTTATACCCACAGTATGAATATAGTGAAGCTAATAAAAGAGCACTAGCTCCTTTAGTAACCACCTATGAGTTTGATAGTAATACAGAAGTAAATAACTATTTCTCAAATGTTACTTCATACGAATATACTTTACCAGCACCCTTATATTACATCTTAAGAGAAAATGTAACAATAGAGGATCAATGTAACGATGTTGTTGAAGTAGTTCCTACTGATTTGGATACCTTAAACAAAGCTTTAAAGAATCCGTTTAAGAAACCTAGTAAAAGAAAAGTTCTTAGAACTACTGGTGCGGACGGACTAATTAACTTATACTGCAGTGACTCTAATCCGGTTACTGCTTTTAAGATAACATATCTAACGAAATATTCTCCAATTATATTATCTGACTTTGAAGATGATTCAGAGTTAGTAGGAGATGAAACGATAGACGGATTAAACGTAGAGACTAGTACTGAACTCCCTGTATTTCTCCACGATAAAATAGTAAAACGAGGGGTAGTTTTAGCGATAGCATCGTTAAGACAAAATAATTTAGAAACAAAAACAAAAATTTAATTTAACTAAAATCAAAAAATTATGAGTACAATTTCTTTAGGAAACGAAAGACAGATCAGACATTTTTTCGTAGCAGATGCAATTGCTACAGAAACTACGCCATCTACTTTCCGTTCCGCAGCCTCTATAGGCGAAGTACAAATTTTTGATGCCAATGGTGGAGTTCTTACTTCTGTAAGTGCTGCTGGAACAACTGACTTTTATGTAGCAAAGTTGAACCAGAAAGGTACTGTAAGTAAATCAGACTTTATCACCCCTGGGGATATTACGTATCTTAACGGTACGTCTCCTCAATCAAAGGTTGGAAAGATCCAATCTTTTACAGCGGCATCAGCACCTACGGCTGGAGCCGAGTATAGGTTAGTTGCAAAGGTAAACTACGCACAATCAGAAGAGAACTTTATTACATTTGTATCAGGTTACCAGGTGTCAACTGGTGATACTATTGACGATGTATTTGAAGGACTAGCAGATCAAATGTGTGCTAACTTAGCATTGAGTGTAAATACTAGTACAAGTGCTTCAGGTACAGATACTGTAGGTACAATTGAAGTAAGTAAGAATAAGTATTTTACTTTTAGCCTTACTGGAAGTGTTTTATCTATCCAAGAAAAAGATTGGATATTAGACGACTTCAGAGTAGGTCTTAAATCTAACGATCAGTTAATGTGGAACTTTGAGATTCAAGGTGAAGAAGCAGACGATAACATCACTAAGGATGAAACTCCTGGAACTTTTGCTAAAGGCCAAGGTTACCAAATGATGGAACTAGAACGTTATTTAGTTGGTCATAGAGCTGAATTTGAGGGTAGAACAACTACACTTAGCTTTGGTAGAGATTATGATACTAATACAGGTACTGAATATTATGTTGTAGATCTTAAGTATTTCGATATTTCAAGAGATTCAGCTAAGCATTCAGATAAGATGATCACAGTGGTATCTAGTGACTTAACTACTATCAATGAGATTGCAGGTATTTTTGCTGCACAATCTGGAATAGCTTTCACTGATTTAACATAATAATTAAACCAATAAAAATATGAGCACAATATCATTAAATAATGAAAGGCAAATCCGCCATTTATATGTAGGAGATGCTATAGCTAGTGAAACATCAGCAATTGACTTTAAGGATACTGCTTCTATTGGTGAAATTCAAATCTTCAACGCTGAGGGCACTGCATTTACATATGCGGATGCCCCTGCGGATGGAGGTGATTTTTATATTGCTAAACTAAATCAAAAAGGAGATGTATCTATTTCAGATAAAATCTCTCCAGGAGATATCACTAATTTAACAGGATTTAGTCCTGTTGATAAAGTAGGTAAAATTACAACCTTTACATTAACTAATGGTCCTACAGATGATGCTGAGTATCGTTTATCTATCAAATTACAATATGGTACCTCTAGTGAGAATACTATTAATTTTATGGTAGGCGTATTAAATGATCAAAGCTATACTGCTGAAGAATTATTAGATAACTTAGCTGCACAAATGTTAACACAGTTAGCTGCAAGTAGTGTTACTTCTTTAGAAGGTGCTACAGTAGATAATAAATATTTTTCTATAGCTGTAGCAACCCCTACAATAACAATTACTGAAAAAGATTGGATCGCAGATGAATACAGAGCAGGATTGGTAACAAATGATCAGTTAATTTGGAATGCTGAGATAGAAGGTACTGAATATACTAATGCTACTAAAGACGTAACAGAGGAAGTATTCCCAACTGGTCAAGGGTATCAAATGCAAGAATTAGAAAGATTCTTAGTAAGACACAGAGCAGTATTTCCAGGTCAACGTTATGACCTTTCTTTTGAAAGAGATTTCGACACTGATGAAAACTCTACTTACTATGGATTAGAATTATCTTATTATGATACTTCTAGGGACAGTTCTAAGCAGTCTAAAAAGATGCTTACTCTTATATCAGAAGACGCAACTGTAGTGGATGCTATTGGTTTTGCAATTGAAGCACAAATGGGTTATGCTGAAGGAACGAAATGGAGTGAGCTTGATCCTAACGCGGATGGAGCAGATAATGCATAATAATTAACATGACTATATTAAGTTATGAAATAACCAGTGATGAGATTAGTTTATCTACTTACGAAGAAGTGGATGAGCTAATCCTTACTTGGGATACAAAACTAGCGTCTTCCTACACGCTTACATCTGTAGGAGAAACAGAAATAACTATAACTGCAAGTGATTTGGGACTAGACGATTTGGATAACCTTTACTTTAAATTAGAAGTAATTGACACAGACGGAGAGTCAGCTTATCAAGGGTTATATTATGTTGATTTAGAGAATGATTTAGAAAGGTATGATTATGACGCTACTGATCTAAAGAATGAATTAGATACCCTTAATTATTACGATAGTATTATTGAAAGTCTTACTGCAAAAGAAGCTTTCTTTGAAGCCAGTGATATGTTTATTAATTTTATTAATTTCTTAGAAACCAAATTATATGGAAATAACTTCGATGACATTGTCAACGGATAACAGCACGATAACTATAGCAATAGATGATGCAGCTGATATTAGTGCACTTAGGGTATGGAAGACAGATACATTCAAAGATTACGATGAGGCCATAGATATCTCATCCTTACTAACAGGATCAGCTACAGAAAGTATTAATGTTAGTCCAACAGATTTAGATGAATCCTATTTTGATGGGGTTTATTTTATAGAAGCAGAAGATACTGATGAAGTTAGTTTCAGTATCATTGCAGTACTTACACGTTATAAAGAATGTGTAATTGAAAGAATTATTGAGAACGGTGTATGTGAAGATTGTTTAGCTAGTACAGCTATACCAATGATTAATGCACATACAACACTCAGAGCACTAGAAGATGCCATAGAACTTAATTTCATTGATGAGATTATAACTATGGTAAATGCGTTAGACACATATTGCTCAAATACATGTAACTCATGTGGGTCTTATGATAACGAAGATAATGATGATTACTACACACTAAACGAATAGACCATGGCTACCAATAACGAGAAAATGCTTATTACTAGTGTTAATAAGGGCATTAACCGTGCTAAGGTAACCGGAATGTTCAATTTAACTATTGTACAACTCTTTGAGATGTACAAGTATTATATAGACTTTACACAAGATCTAATAGATGCTGGGTACACAGATGTTGCAGACGATAATAGAACTTTAAAAGATTTACTTATCGAGCTTAAATATAAGTTCCCTTCAGTAATTTGTAATTATAAAAACGTCCTAACATCAACCCCATCTACTACTTCGGATACATCTAATACAGCCCCTACACTTTCAGATAATACAGTTACATTTGAAGACGATACGTCTAGCTATCAATTTACTGTATCTGACTTTGTTGTTAATTGGGCCGATGCTGAAGGAGATTCTTGGAAGTACTTAATGATTATCCCTGCTGATTCCGATTACGGATCACTTGGAACAGGTTCAGACGGTTCTACAGAGGTTACTAGTACACTTATATTAAATATTGAAGGACTTGCTTCAAGCAGTTCTATAGAGCTATGGTTTAATAGAAATGACGGGGCAGCATTTGGACCAGAAGAATTTACATTTAGAGTATCTGACGACGCTTCTAATTATTTATATAGCAGTATCCATACAATGGGTGTTTATGCTAATGAGCAAAGTGATTACAATTCTCCACCAGATGATATTGGAGATAACACTGTATACGTAAATAACAGAGCTGAAACAGTACTTACTCTATATGATTTCTCAGGAGGGCTTACACCTCCTTACAGTGATCCTGAAGGAGATGATATTGATGCTATATTAATCGTAGACATCTCTGATGCTAATGGAGGTATTTACTATGTAGATGGTGTAGAACTATATGAAGGACAAATTGTAACAGCAGATGAAATTAGTTCAGGGTTGTTTACACACGTTGCTCCAGATCAGGATGCTATTAATTCTGATGTATTTGAATTTAAAGTTAGAGACACGGGCTCTCAAACTTGGGTAGAATAAAAATCTAAAACTTAAACAAAAATGAAAAAACAATTTATAGGTATTGACATTACAGAGATGCCACAGAGAGCCGCGGAAGGAAGCACGTTTCTCAACACCAAAACAAAAGAAATTTATATATATGGTAAAGATCGTAAACCATCTTTATCTGGAGCTGAAGGAGACTTTGTATCTAATGACACTACTTATGAAATAACAGGAGCACTTCCTGTAGAAACAGCAGTATTTATTACTCAAGCTGAATATGATGCAGGTACTCCAAATGATGATACATTGTATATTATTACAGATAGTGCTAGTGGATACACAGTTGCTACTCTACCTGCTAGTCCTGAAACAGGGGATAGAGCGTTTGTAACAGATGCTACTGCTCCATCATATTTAGGAACATTAACAGGAGGAGGAGCAGTAGTTTGTCCAGTGTTTTATAATGGATTAGCTTGGATTAGTGCATAATAATTAAGCAAGAAGCAATGAGTAATATATATAAAGGATCAAACAAAATGAACCTAACCTACAAAGGAATTAAACCTTTGATTGGTGGTAGTCAGAAAAAAGGAGAGTATCCTTTAATACTTGAATACACTATAGCATCAGCTAACACTACAATATCTCTGAATTTAGGTGGTGGAGTAGGGCCCAATGCTTTTTCTCAATATGATTTTCATGTAGATTGGGGTGATGGATTCTCTGAGGCTCAAGTTAACTACGATGGAAATGCAATAGATCTTAGTCACACATTTACAGCAGCAGGAACTTACGATGTAAAAATCATAGGGGCTTTCCCTTATGTATATCTATATGGATCTACCAACAAGGAATTGCTTACAGATATTAAGCAATGGGGCTCCACTACTTGGGAAAGTATGAATGAATCTTTTAGAGGATGTACTGGACTTACTAATGTTACAGCAACAGATGCTCCTGATATGTCAGGATTTAAAAACAGGACTCTTGAGGTGCCAAATGCAGATGATTCACTGGACTTCATTAAAGGAGATATATATGCAACATTTAGAGATTGTTCTAACCTAACCAACTTAGATTTTATGTCTAACTGGGACATGACTAATGTTAGAGTCATTAATCAAGCATTTAGGAGTTGCTCTAATTTATCAGATATTTCAGCAATGTCTAATTGGGATATGTCTAAAACTGAATATTTTGTTGGAAACCTTGTATTGGGTTATGCTCATGGAGATTCTGACTATGCAGCAATGGCTAATTGGAGTATGGACAGTATGCTAGCTGTAGGTTATCTTGTTTACCAAAACAATGTAACTGATTTAACTTGGTGTGAAAACTGGGGAATGGCTGAAGCTACAAGATTAAATCATGCTTTTGGATGGGCTGATAATATTACTTCTTTAGCTGGATTAGAAAAATGGAATACTGGAAAGGTAGAGACAATAAAATCTATCTTTAATGAAATGGAAGGATTAATTGATGTAGGTGCTATTGCAAATTGGGACACTAGCAGTTTAACTGATGCTAGTTATTCTTTCTATGAAACTTACGCACTTGGTGATGTTGATTTATCTGGATGGGATGTTTCTGTTTTATATAATACTGAATATATGTTTTCTGAATCAGGTATTACAAACATTAGCATGAATGGATGGCAAGCAACAGCTCTTAACACAGCTAATTTTATGTTTTACTTAGCCTCTGATTTAGTAACAGTAGATATTACTAATACTGTATTTGGAAATACAAATACTCACCCAGTTCCAGGAAGAGGATCTGTTAGGTGGTCAGATTGTTGGAATGGATGTACAAGTTTAACAAGTATGATAGGATGGGAAACTTCAGATTGGGATGGTGTTAAGAATCTATGGAAGGCATTCAAAGGATGTACTTTATTAGATGCAGCAAATGGTTCTCCAGAAGGATTAACTATGACAGGAGTAGATGCTATGTACCAAATGTTTTATAACTGTACTAGCTTCAGTGCTGACTTAGGATCAGTAGGTAATTATCAATTAGGATATTATGACAACATGCTTAATAATACTGCATTAACAACTGCTGATTACGGAAGCACTATTACTGGATGGTTATCTAATTGGGAATCTCAGGATGTAACAAATATGTTTGCATATAATGACGGCGCTAATTATGGAGATTATGCTGCATACGCTGCTCAAAGAGGCACTGCAGGTGATGGTACTACAGATTTTGGAACTGCTACATTTGATGGTGGACAAGTATATTCGGGACTAGCAACCTCAACAAGTGCCAATCAATTAATTAGTTTAGGTTCTTTATTTAACACTAATGGGCTTGTTTCTGTAGGAGATATTGTTTGTAACAACACTGATGTAGATCCATCTAATTATACTTACTCAAAAATAATAAGTATAGATGATGATAATACATTGACTCTTAATGATGATATTTTAATTAATACCAATACTTACTTGGTATTGTCAAGTGAAGTAGCTAAAGCTAGATATGAAATGGCAGATACTTGGAGCTTCTACTGTGTAGACGGTGGCCCAGTATAATAACTAAAACAAAAGAATGGCATTATTTAATATTACATCTGGAAAGATAGACGATTCTCCTGAACTACTACGACAGTTCATGACTTCTAATATGCAAATAAATGTTGCTACAGAACAATTAAGAATTAGTGAATTACAAATAACAGAGCAAGAATGGCTCGGTAACTTATAACATTAAATGGCACAACAAAACATAAATCTAGGTACCGCTAACGGTGAAGATGGGGATTACGTAAGAGAAGCGTTTAGCAAAGCAGAAGATAACTTTACAGAGCTATATGCATTACAATACTATACAGATAGAATTATATCAGGATCAGCCTCTTGGACAGGATCTGGGTTAACATTTGATGTAGTTGTAAGTCTTTATATTATAAATGGAGGTGTATTACCTTTAGATAATATTCCAATAACGGATCAAATCACCTTACCAGGCGCTGACGCAACTAACCCAAGAATAGATATTATAGTAATCAATGAGGATGAAACTATTTCATCTATACAAGGTACGCCTGCAGCTAATCCTTTAGAACCTACTCCTGAGTTTGAGACTCAATTAAAGATTACTAGTGTATTAATAAGTGCAGGGGCTACAACTCCTGATAATACTTCGCTAGTACTAGTATACGATGAGAATACAGGATCACCTACAGAATGGACTACTTCGGAAAGTACAGCTGCTATTAGAATTAATGTAGCTTCTACAACTGATCCTTATGTTAATAGTACACATATAGAAACAATAGGATGGCAATCTGCAGACTACTTTGAGTTTACCGCAGATTCAACTGTTACAGTAGATGACTTTAGTACACTTTCTTTTAAGTTAAAGAATACTGAAGATATGAGCGATACCTCTATAGGGTTTTATGCTTCTTTATATTCATCTGGTACATTAGTTTCTACTGCTGTTTCAATTAGAGCAGGATTATTTGGATATGATGAAAGCAATGAAGATGATTACCAAACAATACTTATTTCTTCTGAGGACTTTGCTGTAACAGGAGACTTTGATTCTATACGTATAACAAATGGTAGAACAGATAATAGTAGTTACTTTGATGAATTTACATTAACTTTTGGTCTAGATAATCCTCCCTCTGCAGATACTTTCTTGGAGCTTAACGACACACCTAGTACTTATTCAACTAGTGAAGGTTTCTTTGTTAGAGTAAACTCTTCTGGAACAGCTTTAGAGTTTGTAGATAGTGAGTGGTCAACTTATACCGGAACAAGAGCAGGGGCTGATTTAATAGTTACTTTAGGAGACTATGATGATAGTGGTCAGAGTACTAAAATAATAATAGATGATGAAAATGAGGAGATTTATATCACTGCACCCTCAGGAGGTCAAACTATAGTAAACTCTGAATTACTCATAAAGAATAATAATGATTTAGTATTCTCAGATTCTACTAATACTTATAGTGCTGGTTTATCTCCTAGTAATATAACAGCAATTAGAACTTGGACTTTACCAGACGCTTCAGGAACAATAGCCTTGACAAGTGATTTGTTAAATGTTGATCTACAAGATGTCTTAGATGCTGGCGATACTTGGGTTAGTGCTAATACATATGAAACTTTCTCAATAGAAACAGACCAGAGTAACGGTGGAATAACATATGTTAATTCTGATGAAGGTTGGGGATATTTTATAAATGCTGAAGAAGGCCTAAACATGACTGATGGAAGTGGAGGTGGAAGTGGTCTCAACCAGTTTTGGAGAAGTGGCATGGCTATTGGAGGTGGTACTTATCAAGCCTCCCTGTACGCATATACTATAACAGCAAATAGGGTTTTTCAATTCCCAGATGCATCAGGTACTTTAGCCTTGACATCTGAAATAGAGTCTTACTCTGAATGGGCATCTTATACAGGAACAAGAGTAGGAGCTGATTTGGTTGTTACAATTGGTGATTATGATGAAGAAGGAAATGGAACTTATTTAGTTATTGATGACGAAACTGCTGGAGTAATAAAAACTAATATTGGTACTACGCTTCAAGCTAGTGAATTTAGTATTTTTGATGGAACCTATGACGCTTCTATTGTTACAGAATCATTAACAGGCAACAGAACCTTAACTTTCCAAGATGCAACGGGAACAATAGCTTTAACAAGTGATATTGAATCTTATTCAGAATGGGCTGAATACTCTGGTACAAGAGCTGCGTCTAATTTATTGGTTACTTTAGGTGACTATGATAATTCAGGTGAAGGGAATAAAATAATTATAGATAATAGTAATAATTTAATATCTATTGTTGCTGAGGGAAATGATTCTTATCCTCATACATTTTCAGTTGACGAAGTTACAATAAATTCTTCACTCAGCATAGGAAATGATGATGATTATAAGGGTCAAATATCTTCAAGTATTTTAACTGCTAATCGAACTTATAATTTACCAGATGCTTCAGGTACATTGGCTTTAACTTCTGATATAACAGATAGTGAATGGGCTACTTATACAGGAACAAGATCTGGTGGAGATTTAGTGCTTCTTTTAGGAGATTATGATGAAATTGGTGGAGCAACCAATATTGAAATAGATGATGCTAATTTTAGAGTCACATTAAGAGGAAATACAAATGTTGAGAGCTCTGTTTATACAAGTGCTAATTTTGTATTAGGTTCTATCGGTGCAACTTATACAGGATCCTTACAGCGTCCAACCTATACTGCAAGTAGAACATGGACTTTTCCTGATGCTACTGGAACTGTGGCACTAATTAGTGATATTGATGCTTTAACTTTACAAGACGTTACGGAAGTAGATAACTCTACTACTGTAGGAATAACTTTAACAACTGATGATAATGACTTCACTCATGGTGGAATGTTATCAGTTACTGATGGGAATAGTGCTTCTAATTATGCAGGTGTTACTCAAATTCAAATGTTAAAAGATAGTACTTCTTCTAATAGTTTCGAGTCACAGGTTTATTCTGAGTTTGTAACAAATGGATCTACTTCAGCACAAAGGTATCAATATTGGAATACTGCTACAAATTCTACAAACACTGTTCAGGATAGTAGATTTTTTACTTATTATAATGATATAAATCTGACGGGACAAACTCCTAGTTTAGCTAGTGGTGTATATCGAAATAATTTAGATGTCGTTTCTAACTACGCTAATACAGCTGATCCAGCTGCTTCTTATATAACAGCAAATAAATTAACATATAATAATGGAGGAGCAACTACTACAATAACTGAATCATCAGTTACATATAATGAAGTTAACTTCAATGATGCAAATCTAACAGTTGCAGAGGTTTATAGTACTAATAATTATATAAATGCTACTGAAGGAACAGTTACAGAGTTTTTTGGTAGTGCAGTCGCATTTGAAGCTACAGACGGTTTCGATGTTACTACTAGTTTAAATTTAATTACCTTATCATATGATGATTCCACAACAAATGGAATTACTGCTCAACCATATGCTATCTATTCAGGAGATGATATTCCTACATATTTTAGAGGTGATCTAGAGATGGGTGATGGAACTTATAAAGCTAACATTACAAATGAAGGAACACAAACAGCTGACATAAGTTTAAACTTACCTTATCTTGATGGTACAATTGCTAGAGTAGAGGATATAGGTTTACAAATAGTTGATGATGGCAATGGAAATGCTTATAGATTAGCAGATAATGATGGTTCTGGAACTGCCGATATTGGGTCTGGTGCTATTGATTTAGGAGTTTATTCTGAATTAGGATTTGCTAATGCAATTTCATTAACTGAGTCAGGTTCTTTTACTGCAGATGATGGAACTTATTTTGCTAAAGTACTAAGCACTACTGGTTCTGGTTCAGGACTTGAACTTATTGTAACCATAACATCAAATACTGTTTCTAGTGTTGATATAATACAAGATTATGGAATAAGCTTTGTAGCTAATGAAGTTGTCACTTTACAAATAGCTCCACAAGCTTTTAATTTTAGCGAGATAACATTTACAACAAGAGCTACAGTTACTATTGATAGTATATATGAACCAGGGCCAGCAAATTCGAATTCTATTGCACTTGGAGAAAGCAATATATTTACAGATGGTTCTGGAGCTGACGATTATGGTGGATGTCAGACTTATGGATATCGTAACCGAGTTAGTGGTTGGTATGCTAATATTGCTATGGGTGTTGAAAATAAAATTTATGCTGGATATGGTTCATTTGCTGCTGGATTAAATAATATTATAGATACTGGATCATATAGTGGATTTGGTATAGGTGGAGGAATTGCTTTAGGTGCATACAATTACGTTGATGGTTTATATGGAACAACTATTGGACAAGCTCTTTATAATGCATCTAATAACTCAGTAGCTGTAGGTACGGGTAATTCTATTTATACCGGAAGTAAAACTGCTACTGATAGACCAATTTTTACAGTCGGTATTGGTGAAATGAGTACTTCAACAGTAACATTTGGTCAAGGATATAATAGGGCAGATGGTTTCAATGTACTTAAAGATGGAACTGTTTTAGCAGATTCTTTAACAGAAACATTAATTGATGCTGAATCTACTGGAAAAGTATTAACTACTAAAGAATGGATTTTATCTCATAAATCTT